AAGTTACCATCTACAGCCATAACAAGTCCTGCAACAACCGCAGCTAACGTAAGTGTTTTCGTGAAATCACCTGTACTGCAGATGTACTATGGACATCAATATTTGTTTGATTTAAGCCATTCATCTCTTGTTGGAGCTAACCTTTCATTTTCTAAAGATAATCTTTATAAACTAGAATATTCTTTTAACTCAATTGAAAGGATAGGAACACCTGGAGTAACTGGAGAAGGTCAACCAACACCAACAGTTAAGTTAAAAGTAGATAATGATATTGTTACTAATATTTCATATTACTTCGATCCTTCTAGGTTAGGTGATGATTCTCCTATTTCTAGTGGTGCTTATCTTGATATTGTTAATTCTCCTTATGTTGGTACTTTCCAAATTTCTAGTATTAGTGGAGCAACTATTACAAAAGGTGCTGATGTATTCAAGTTTAGGTTAGCAAATGAACCTGAAGGTCCAGCATCTGTTTCTCAGACATCATATAGTACAAGTTCAGAAGCTGCAGTTGGTAAGATTAATAATATTAGAATTGTTAATTCTGGTGGATTTTATTCTAAATTACCTATTGTAACTGGTATTCTATCAACAAGAAATATAGAAAGAGTACAGATTGTTAATCCAGGTACTGAATATGAACCTGCAACATATAATCAAGTACCTATTGGAGGAGATGGTGAAGGTGGTTTAGTTAGTATTACAGTTGCTGATGGTCAAGATGATGAAGGTGTTACTATTCCTGGTCAAATTCAAGAAGTTGTTGTTACTTCTCCAGGTAAAGGATATACTACTGCATCTATCGATATAGATTCAATTGAAGGTATTCTTGGATCTGGTTTAACAGGTTCTGGTGCAGAATTAACTGTTGTTATTCCTCCATTTGGTACTGGTGCATCTATCTTTACTAAAGGTGATAAAGTTGGTAAAATTAAAAAACTTAAGAATAATAACTTCGGTTATGATTATCCTCATGACTATACCTTACGTCCTGAGATTACGTTCCCAATTAATGCTCAGTTAACTTCTACAAGTATACTTGATAGTATTACAGTTACAAATCCAGGTTCAGGATATTCCCAAGCACCTTCTGTTATTATTACAGGTGGTGGTGGTTCTGGAGCAATTGCTGAAGCAACAATTAAGAATGGTCGTATTGATAATATTCTTGTTAAGGATTCTGGTGCTGGATATTCATCTACACCAACGGTTGAACTTAAATCTTCATTTAACTATGTCGTTAACCTTGACTTGGGTCTTCTACAATTTGCATTCCCTCATGGAATTGTAAATGGTGCTGAAGTTACTCTTAATGTAGTTGATACGGGTGATGGTGCTGACTTCCCGTTATCTTCTGGAGCAACTGGTCGTTTAAATGGCACTACAACTTATTATGCTATTACTGGATCTGCTAACTCATTAGAAGATGATCAATTAAAACTTGCTATTACTGCTGCTAATGCTGCACTTGGAGATGGTCTTACTTTTGTTAATGCTGGTGAAGGAAGACAGCAATTATTAACATCTTCATTTGGTGCTGCTGCAGAAGCAAATGTTATTACTTCTACTTTCTTAGAAGGTGAATTAGTTTATCAAGGAGATTCTTTAGATGTTGCTACTGCAACTGGGTATGTTTCTACTAACTCTGGTTGGCAAATTGGACCTAGAATTATTAAGATTGTAGATTATACAGGAAGTTGGGTATCAGGTCAAAGACTTACTGGTGTAATTTCTAAGTCATCTGGTATTATTAGTGATCTTAAGATTGCTAAAGGTGTGCTTGAAATTGGTTCTGTTACTAAGACTACAGGACAATTTGTTGATGATGTTGGTAAACCCTCTGAAATTATTCAAAAAATCCAAGATTCTTATTATTATCAAGACTTCTCTTATGCTGTTAAGTCTGCAGTATCTATTGGTGAGTGGAAGGAAATTCTTCTTAAGAATGTTCATCCTGCATCATTTAAAGTATTTGGTGAGTTAAATCTTAATGAATATGGTCTTATACCAAATAAAGAGACTGATTTTCAATTAACTAAGTCAGTTGAACTTGCTAGACAAGCAACAGTTCCAAATATTCAGAATTTTGCTCTTGTTGAACCAATTTATTCAGAATTTAATAATACTGAAGTTTTATTCAGACAGAAGAGATTAACATCTTCTGAGAATATTCTAACTTCTGTTGTACAGAGAGTTGATGATATATCAAATTTATTTGATGGTGAGAGAATTTCATTCCCTCTAACAGTTGAAGGAAATACAGTTGTTGCAAATGCTAATCAGTTAATGATTGTATTAAATGGTGTTGTACAAACTCCAAATACAGCATTCCAAATACAGCAAGATTCTATAGTTTTCTCTGCTCCTCCTCAACCACCTGCTAGTGTTAAGTATGTTAATGTTTCTATATCACAAATCAGTACAGTTCAATTAACATTTACTAATATTAGTGGTATTTTCCCAACCACAGGACAAGTTTTAATTGGTACTGCTAGTGGTGCTAGATTGACAGTTACTAAAGTTGTTGGTAATGATATATTTGGTTATATTACTCAAGGTACATTTGTTATTGCAACTCCAAATGGAGAATTATGTACAGTTGGTGCAACTGGTTTCTCGGCAAATATAGTTTCTCAGACTGCAGTTGAAAATATTGGTTTATTTACATTTGGTGAAACAGTTACTAATCTTACTGGAGATATTGCAAAAGTTGAGCAAGTTAACCTTGAAAGGGGATCTGAAACACCACTTGCTGATCTTAGATATACTATAGGTGCTTCTACAACTAGTTTTGAAGTAGTTGATCCTACAGCAACTAATGATTCTCCTGTATCTGCTGGAACATTTGAAGCAACGAAGAAATATCAGTTTGGATCTGAGATATTCTTAGTTAATAGTGTTACTGATAATACTAATTCAACTACTTTAAGTGTTACTAGGGCACAAGATGGTACTTCTGCTGTAGCACAACAGGAAGATACTCCTATTTACGGAACTCAAATTTTAGTTACCACTGCTCTTACTTTAAGTAAGACTACAGGTACATATCAATCTACACCTGGTCTTTATGATATACAGTTAAATGATGTGATTATTGGTGCTGCTTCTGGAGTTGTTGCAAGTATTACGGCAACATCTGCTTATCAAGATCCAGTTACTAATGAGTTTATAGATCAAGTTAATATTTCTGAAGGTTCTTCATTCTTTGGTTTACTATTCAATAGAATTACTTCTCAATCTTATCCAAATATTGTTCTTGATGATATTTCTAAATCACAAGTAAGTATTGTACAATATACAGATAACGATACTGCTTTTAATACCGAATTTCCTTCTAACGAACAAATTAATAATTATATTATACCTTACGATAATGCTTCTGGAGCATTAACTGAAGGTGAAGATATACGTAATTATAAGATTGAATATGGTAATAATTCTGGTGAATTTACTGCTGGTGAAGCAGGTAATGTAAGAAAACTAACCTTTACAGAAAAAATTGGTTCTGGATTCTTCTCATCTGGTCAAGTTATAAGAACTCGTGATACTAAGGCAGAGATTATTGGATATAATCAAGCACGTAATACAGTATATGTTGGTAAAATAGGTAGAACTCAAGCTACTGGACAAGATTATCATACAGCAACATTTGCTAATAGTGCACAGTTAGATACTGCTCAGAAGAAATTTGGAGATACTTCTTTATTACTTGCTGCAGGAACTTCTGATTATATTAATATACCTTCAACTGCAGAACTTGCATTTGCAGCAGGTGCCTTTACTATTGAACTTTGGGTTAGACCTGTAACTAGTTCTTTAAGTGGAACTGCTACTTTAGTTGATTGTAGAGCAAGTGGAGCAACGGAAGTTGCTGGTAGATTATATCTTGAGGCAGGACAAGTACGTTGGAATGTTAATGGATCTGATCTTGTTAATTCAGGTGCCACAACTCTTACTGCTGATACATGGACTCACATTTGTGTTCAAAGATCTTCTACAACAACTAAGATTCTTAAAGATGGTGCAGAAGTTGGTACTGGTACTGATAATAGTACATATATTGCTAAACCAGTAAGAATTGGTGCAGATTATGCAGGAAGTAATGGATTTAGTGGTCATATTGATGAATTTAGATTATCTAATAATAATCGTTATTCATCTGTACCATTTACTCCTAGAAATGGTATTTTCCAAGGAGATGTTAATACCAAGATGCTCTTCCATTTTGAAGGTGCAGATGCTCAAACATGGGATGATGATTGGTCTGGAGCTGAATCATTTACTGCTGGAGAATATTTCAATAATGATGCTATTCTTTCAACAACACGTGCAAATTCAGGAACAGTTCCTGGTGGATTTGCAAGTAAATCGCAGAGATATATTAATGCTTCTATATTAATAGAATTAAATAAAGATTTTATTGCTAATGAATCAGTTTATATTATGAAGCAAGTCTTCCCTTCATTTACTGTTATTGGTGGTGAAGTTAATTGTGAAGATGATGTTCGTGACATTTTAGATTCTGTTATTGCTGACCTTAGAAGTGGTAGTAATAGTAGTATATGGGATGCTGCTGCGTTCTATGTTGATCGTACACAAAATCCTATTGCTTTACGTCAAATTGAGAATGAAATTCCCGAAAGTCTCTTTGTTATTAATAAAGTTGAAGAGATGGTCAAGTACATCATTAATAATGATCTTTGGGATGTACAAGGTGATCATGGATTAGTTCAAAAAACAGATACAACTATTACTGAATCTGATTATGCTACATTAACACAATTTACACCTACAGCAGCAACATATAGTGCTTCATCTGGAGATTTAGTAATAACAGTTGGTTCTGGACATGGTGTAGTTGCTGAAACTCAAATTACTGCTACAGATGCATCTTATAATCCTACTACTGGTGCTTTAACTCTTGAAGTAACTGGACATAATCTTCCTGCTGGAACTAAGGTTAAGATTAAAGAAAATTCTCTTGTAATGAATTGTACCTCTGATGGAAATACAGTTAATCAGAGCTATCCTAGACCTGATGATCCTGCTGCTCAAGGTTGGTTAGAAATATCAAATATTCAAACTAATGAATTTGATGTTAATGTTGGTAAGTCACCTACAGTAAACTTTACACCAACTGCAGGTACATATGATGGACAAACTGGATGGTTAAAGATGACCATCGGAGATCATGATTTAAGAACTGGTAGTAAGTA